AAAGCGCCGTGGGTGGGGCCGACCGGCTTTACTGCCAGTGATCCACGCTGGGCGACCGCGAACACCGAGAACCATTCGACGCTGGAGTTCGACCCGCATCCAGAGTACCCGGGCCTGATGCCCCAGCGGCAGCCGTTCGCCGGCCCGCCTGCTGGCGCGCTGCAGGAAGCGATGAATGCCTCGGACGACATGAAATCGATCATGGGCCTGTACGACGCGAGTCTGGGTGCGCAGTCGAACGAGACCAGCGGCCGTGCCATCCTGGCGCGCCAGCGCGAAGGCGACACCTCCACGTTCAACTTCACCGACAACCTGTCGCGCGGCATACGACACGCCGGTCGCATCATGGCCGACCTGATCCCGAAGGTCTACACGGTGGCGCGCGTGATCCGCACCATCCAGGAGGACGGCACGAACCGCGATGTGGCGGTAAACCAGCCGACCGAGCCTATGCCGGAAGAAATGCAGGCCCAGCAGGAGCAGATGGTTGGCATCACGCGTATCTACGACCTGACGACCGGCAAGTATGACGTGACCTGTGAATCTGGCCCGAGCTACAACACTCGACGCCAGGAAGCGGCGAACCAGATGACCGAGTTCATGCGCGCGGTGCCAGCGGCCGGCGGATTGATCGGCGATCTGTTGGCGAAAAACTTGGACTGGCCGGGCGCCGACGAGATTGCCGAGCGCCTGAAACCGCCAGCGGAGAACCCGCAGGTGGCGCAGGCCCAGCAGCAGCTTCAGCAGATGCAGCAGGCGCTGCAGCAACTGCAAGGTCAACTGGCCGACCAGGCGAAAGACAAGGAGCTAGACGTCGCCAAGCTGCAGATCGACGCCTACAAGGCCGAAAGCGAACGCCTGAAACTGACCGCGCCAGCATTCGGCCCGGCTGAGATCCAGGCGCTGGTGCTCCAGACGCTGCAGCAGGTGCTGTCGACGCCCGACATCACGCCTGGCGGTCAGCAGCAGCCCGCACCGATGCCGCAGCAAATGCCCGAGCAGATGCCGCAGCCCGAGCAGCCGCCGATGCAGGCGATGCAGCCACAGCCCGATATGGGCCAACCCATGTGAAAGGAACTATGAAACGCATCCTGATCCTCGCGGGCGCGCTGCTGCTGGCGGCGTGCACGGCTGTGCCTGCGCTGGCCGGCCCGCACAGCATCGTGTTCACCCAGCGCAACGCCGCTGACACCGGCAACGTGCTGCGGACGATCCAGCAGCCGGCGCAAGACGCTCTGGTGTACTTCAACACGGCCACCAACCTGCCGTCCTACTGGACTGTCGGTCCCGGCCTGACGGTGAGCGGTGGCGTGCTGCAAGCATCGGTTCCGAGCGGCCCACCTGGTCCGCAGGGTCCGCCAGGTCCTGCTGGCGCAGATGGTGCGCCGGGCGCTACCGGCGCCACTGGCGCAAAAGGCGACAAGGGAGATACCGGCGCGCAGGGAGTCCAAGGCATCCAAGGCCCGGCCGGCACGCCCGCACCGACGTTCAATTTCGGCCTGCCTGCCGCACGCACGCTGGCCTTGAGCACGCCCTACCAGGCGACGAACACGGCCAAGCCAGCCATTGTCACGGTCAGTCCGAGCTGTTCGGCCTCGCTGACCCTGGCCGGCGGCACCACGTGCACGCTGCAGGCTCGCATCGGCGCGGCGCCGCTGACCTGTTCGGGCGGGACCATCGTGGCCACCTGGACGAACGGCAACACCGGCGCGCTGACCGTGGGCCTGTCGCTGAACCAGATCGTCGGCACGCCCTACGGCATCAACCTGCCCACCGGCGCCAGTTTCATCCTGTGCCCTGTCAGCGGCACTTTCACTGTTTCCGCAGCCGAGCAGACCGCTGGCTGATCAACCGCGGCCCCGGCCGCATCACTGGAGCTTTACCAATGGACGAACTGGAACAATCGGCAGACCTGCCGAATTCCGACGCCGCGCACACCGCCGCTGCTGAGGAACACGAGCAGCAGGCGGAACAACACGAGCAGCAGTCGGGCGACCCGGACTCGCAAGAGCAACCCGAGGAAGACGACGAAATCGAGGTGGACGGCAAGAAGTTCGTCATGCCCAAGAGTGCAGCCGAAAAGCTGAAGGCCGAGCGCCTGATGCATGCCGACTACACCCGCAAGACCCAGGAAGTGGCCGAGACGCGCAAGCAGACCGAGGCCGAGCGCGAGCAGGTGAAGCAGGCCGCCGCGCAGCAGCAGCAGTTCATCAAGGAGATCGCCAAGGTTCACGCGATCGATGACCAACTGGAGCAGTACAAGGCGCTCGACTGGAACAAACTCAGCGATGAGGATCCGGTCGGCGCCCAGAAGCTGCATTTCCAGTACCAGGCGCTGCAACAGCAGCGTCAACAGGCCGCTGAGGCCGTCACGACCAAGCAGAACGAACATGCACTGGTTGAGCAGCAGGCAACTGCCAAGCAACTCCAGGAAGCGGAAGCGTATGTGCAGCGTGAAGTTCCGGGCTGGACCCCCGAGCGCGGTGCAGTCGTCAACGACTACATCCAGGCCCAGGGCGTGAAGCTCGACCAGGCAACGGCCAAGGCGATTTTCGCCAACCCCGCCCTGATCAAGATTTTCGACCAAGCCGAGAAGTTCGGCCAGCTCTTGAAGAAGCAGACCGCGAAGCCCTCGACGCCAGCCGCACCGCCGGCGCCGGTGACACGCGTAAGCGCAGCACGCGCAAGCGCCAAGGTCGACCCGGCGAAGATGCCAGTCGATGACTGGATGGCTCAGCGCAACAAGCAGGTCCGCGGTCGTTAACCACCACACATCCCCTTCACAGGCTCGCTTCGGCGGGCCTTTTTCATTTTTGGAGTAAAAAATGGCAAATACCTTGCTGACCCCGCAGGTCATCACCCGCGAAGCCCTCCGCGTCCTGCACCAGAAGGCTAACTTCATCGGCTCGATCAACCGCCAGTACGACGACCGCTTCGCCAAGTCGGGCGCCCGCATCGGCTCGTCGCTGGACATCCGTCTGCCGAACGAATACGTCGTCCGCACCGGCTCCACGATGGTCCCGCAGGACACCGTCGAGCAGAAAACCCAGCTGCAGGTCACCACCCAGAAGGGCGTCGACCTGAGCTTTACCGCGGTCGACCTGACCATGAACCTGGACGACTTCAGCTCGCGCATCATCGAGCCGGCCGTCTCGGTCCTGGCCGCCAACATCGAAGCTGATGCGCTCTCGATGGCGAACGACGTCTACAACGTGGTCAACAACATCGGCTCGACGCTGAACATGCGCCAGATGCTGCTGGGTAAAAAGCTGCTGACCGACAGCCTGGCACCGTCCGGCACCCGCTCGCTGCTGATGAACACCCAGGACACCGTCGACGCGATCGACAACCTGAAGGGCCTGTTCCAGGATTCGACCCAGATCGCCAAGCAGTACCGCGAAGGCGTGCTGGGCACCACCGCCGGCTTCGGCGACATCATGGAAAACACGATCCTGGGCGGCACCACCACCGGCACCGCGGCCTCGGCCACCGGCTACACCGTCTCGGGCGCCAACCAGACCGGCTCGTCGCTGGCCGTAGCCACCGGCTCGGCCACCTTCAAGAAGGGCGACGTGATCACCCTGGGCATCAACCGTGTGCACCCGGAAACCAAGGCCGACACCGGCAACCTGCAGACCTTCGTGGTCACCGCAGACTACGCCGGCGGCGCTGGCAACCTGCAAATCTCGCCAGCCATCGTCACCACCGGCGGCCGCAAGAACGTCGTCGCCTCGCCCGCTAATGCTGCTGCGATCGTCAAGATCGGCGGCGCCAGCGCGGTGTACCGCCCTTCCCTGGCCTACCACAAGGATGCGTTCACCTTCGCGACCGCTGACCTGGTGATGCCGGACGGCGTGGACTGGAAGGCCCGCGAGACCTTCGACGGCATTTCGATGCGCATGGTCCGCCAGTACAACATCAGCGACGACACCTTCCCGTGCCGCCTGGATGTTCTGTACGGCTACAAGACCCTGCGCGCGCAACTCGCCGCCCGCATCCTGTCGAACTGATCGACGCCACAAGCCCTGCCCGCGCAAGCCGGCGGGGCTTTTTCATGGAGCAGCACATGGAATACCAGGAATACCCGAAGGCGCTGTACCTGGCCGGCCAGCAGCTGGTGGTCGAGGACAGCGAGCAGGAAGAAGCTGCGCGCGCCGACGGCTACACCGACTGGCACGCGGACCACGCGCGCACGACCGGCGAGACGCCGGAGAAGGCGGGCGACGAAGCCCCCGAACTCGACCGCGAGGCGCTGAAAGCCCGCGCTAACGAGCTGGGCCTGCAGTACGCCCGAAACATCAGCAACGAAAAGCTGGCTGACCTGATCGCCAGCGCCGAATAACACCACCAGGATCATCGAATGAACTTCGCAGATCGCGTTAAAGAAACGACCACCTCGACTAGTGCGGCGGTGATCACGCTGGATGGCGCTGTTGCGACCTTCCGCGCGTTCGCCGCGGCGCTGGCGGTGGGTGATACCAAGATCCCGGTGTCGATGGACGACGGTGCGGGCAATTGGGAAAACGGCGAGTACACGCTGACCAACGCAACGACGCTGACCCGCACCGCGATCTACGCGAGTTCGAACGGTGGCGCGCCGACCGTGTTCCCTGAAGGCCTGAAAGAGGTGTTCTGCACCATCACCAGCGAGAGCCTGGCCTCGTTCCTGACCGCGACTGATGGCCTGAGCGTCGACCAGCTGCCGGCGACGACCACCATCGGCGCCAATGACCTGATTGCGGTGAGTAAGCCGGGCAACGGCGATTTCAAGATGACGTTCGCAGCTCTGCAGACCGCCCTTGGCGGGACGCCGCAGCCTGGCGACACCACGCCGCCTACCTTTGTCAGCGCCCAGGTGGCCAACGCCACGCCGAGCCGCATTGACATCACGATGAGCGAGTCGCTGGCGAACAGCGTTCCGGTCCTGGCCGCGTTCACGGTCAGCGGCGGCAAGACGGTCTCCTCGGTGACGATCAGCGGCGCCGTGGTGTCCGTCACTGTCAATTCCCCCTATGCGAGCGGCGACACGATCACGGTCGGCTACACGAAACCGAACACTGACCCTCGTCTGCAGGACGCGGCCGGCAATGCGACTGAGACTTTCTCGGGCCGCAGCGTGACGAACAATGTCGTCCCGGTTGGCTCGACCGTTACCAGCGTCAATGTCAGCCCAAGCGCGCCGACCATCGCCGGCGGCGGCACCCAGCAGTTCCTGTCCACGGTGAATGGCACCAGCTCGCCATCGCAGGGCGTTACCTGGTCGGCCAGCATCGGCACCATCACGGCTGGCGGCCTGTGGACGGCGCCGGCCGCGACGAGTTCGACGCAGACGGCAACCATCACCGCCACCAGCCAGCAGGACGGCACCAAGAGCGGGACGGCAACCGCCACGATCCCGAGCGCGGCGCAGCAAAGCTACACGATCACGCCGAACTCGTCCAGCAGTGTGCCGAAGACCAGTGTGGCCGCGTCGGAGCGGACCACCGATTACGGCACGGCCCTTCGTTTCGTGCATGTCCCTGCGCTGGCAGCATCGGGCGCGTGGAAGATCGCCCCGACGCCTGCAAGCGCCGTGGCTGGATGGGGTACTTCGGGCACGGTTCCGCCTGCAACGATCACTTCGTCGCAGAACAAATCCGGCCCGTCGAGCATCAACGGCATGGTTCCTATGGGCAACCCTTCAGGAAACTGGACGGTGGCGGCTGACCTGATGACGACCGGTCCCGGCGCGTCCGGTCCCTACTATCTGTGGATCAAACCGGTGGATGGGGCCGCTTTCTGCGTCAACCCATCCGCACCACTGTACATCACGGCGGCATAATGAGCGTTCTGGTAAATCAAGATGGCCAGGTGATTCTCCGCGCTGGCCGCGCCGTCACGGTAACACCAGGCGGCAGCGGCGGCCCGGTTGATCCGCCGGTGCCGGTCGGTTCGCTGACCCTGGCAGACTTTTCCGCCGACCTGACGCCATTCCAGCGTGAGGGCACCAGCAAGTCGATCCCGGTGTCGGGCACGTGCGATCCAAGCCTGTCCACTGTCCGCGTCCGCGCCATCGTGGCCGCTACCGGAGCTGCACACACTTCCTGGTTCGACATTCCGGCCGTGGGCGGCGTGTTCGTGGGCGCCCTGGCAGTTCCACAGGGCGATTGGGGCAAGCTGCAAGCCACCGATGGCACGAACACGGTGACGACTGCGAATCGCTTCGGCGTCGGCATCATCGGGCTATTGATCGGCCAATCGAACATGGCAAACCGCCCTGCCGGTGGCTTCCGGTCGCCGCTGGGCGATCCCCGGGCGATCGAGTACAACCGCAGCGGCGTGCTGCGCCGGCTCGGCAACTACCGCACGGACAACGTTCCGCCGCCGAACAGCTTCAGCGACGTGTCCGGCTACAACCGGCAGCCCGGCTATGTCCAGCAGACGGACGCACGCGGCGATGGCTATGTCTACGTCGCCAATCTGGTTGCGCAAGCGGTCGGATGCATTGTCTGCCTGGTCGAGCGCGCTGTCGGCGGTTCGAACATCCTCGACTGGACCGGCCAAGGCTCGCCCGCCAACGACAAGTGGCAGCAGGCCGCGAATGCGATCAACGACATCGGCGGCGATTGCGAATTCGCCCTGTGGTATCAGGGGGAATCGAACGCGGCCACCATGAGCCAGGCGGCGATGGTCAGCAATATCGGGCTGGTGCAGGACCGATGCCACGCGCTTACCGGCCGCGATGCTACCAGCTTCCACTTCGGGGTTATCTCGCTCGGGCCTGGCAGCTTCAGCGGGTCGACCGAGGGCCAATTCGGCATCATGCGTGCGGCGCACGTCCAGTTCGGGAACAACACCCCGGGCGCGTTCTACGCCGGCGCCGCGCATGATTCGCAAACCAATGACTCGGTGCACATCATCGGCGAATGCCATGGCCGTGTCGGCGCCCGCAACGCGCTGGCCGTGCTGTCGCGCTTCGGGATCGGCGTCACTGGCGCCGGGCCGCGCGTCACCGGAGCTAATCGGAGTGGGTCGGTCATCACGCTGACGGTGCAACACACCGGCGGCACGGCGCTGCGGGATGGCGCTGGCGGGACTGGCACGGCGCTGACCGGATTCGAGGTCAAGGATGCGGCCGGTAACGTGCTGACTTACACGTCAGCCATCACCAGCCCGACAACGATCGTGCTGACGGCCACCGGCACGCCGGCGACGGTGTCCTACGCCATGATGAACAACCCGCACAACACCACTCGCAGCGACCCGAAAACGGCCGTTGTGTATGCCTCTGTGCCGTGCGATGACGTATCTCTCATCGGCTCGACATACGGCTGCCCTCTGCAACCTTTCGCAGCAATCAACATCACAGGGAGCTGACATGCTCGGTTATTCCTCGCTGGGCTCGACTACGCTCGGTAGCTCTGGCGCGCCCGTATCGATCACGCCTGACCCTGATCCAGGCATCCCGGATGAACGGAACTACGTGTGGCTTCGCACCCAGGTCATGGACTGGCTGCACCGCAAAGACCTGACGTCCCGATTCCCTTCATTCGTCGCAATGGCTGAGGCGCGCATCAACCGCATCGTCCAGGCTCGAAGCATGGAAATCGAGGTGACGTTGCCATTCGATGCTGGCGTCGGCGCCAAGCGGCTGCCATCGGGGTTCGACACCCCGCTCGCGGCCTGGATCATCGATGAAGAATGCCGGCGCAAGCTGGTGGGCGCGGTGCCGGAGCAGCTTTCTGGCACAACCCAGCGCGGCGAGCCGCAGGCCTGGGCCATCGATGGCGCGTACCTGGCGCTCGACCGGCCAGTTGACCGCGCACGCAGCGTGGTGCTGCGCTACCGCGGCCTGCTGCGCCTGACGGAGACGGCGCCGAACAACAGCGTGCTGACGAAGTATCCCGACGTCTACCTGTACGGGACGTTGATGTCGGCCGCCACATTCATCCGCGACCAAGACGGCCTGGCGATGTGGGCGCCGATGTTCGACGCGGCGATGAAGGAACTGAACCGCAATGAGAGCCGCGCACGTGCGATCTCGCCTTTGCGCACCGAGCTGGCCGGCCTGCTTGGCAGCCGGTGCAGCAATTTCTACCCGGAGTAAATCATGGCACTTGAAACCGGCACCAGCATCGGCGACCTCGACCCCGAGAACCCGAAGCCGGGCGACCCGAAATCGCGCGGCGACGACCATATTCGCCTGGTCAAAAAGCTGCTGAAGCAGACCTTCCCGCTGGTCTTCGGCCCGATCAACATCGCGCACGACCAGTTCGCCTCGAAGGACTACGTAAACAACGCTGCGTTCCAGACCAGCTTGCCGGGCCAGCCGGGCGGGACGGTCACCTATCGCCTTGTCACCCAGAACGGCATGGCGACCTGGAAGAACGACAGCACTTTCGCAGACAACAAGCGGCTGGCCGAAGCGCACGCCATTGCACTCTCTCTCGGATAAGGAGTCACCATGCCTGACAATACCGCGCGCTTTGCGCAGAAGCCCCGCACCTTCGATGCGGTCATTACCGCCCAAGTCACCGGGTTGGCAACCGATACCCCTACCAATGCCGTGCTGCTGGTGACTGCTGGCGCGCAAGGCGGGATCGTCCCGCGCCTGGGCGCAATGCTCCGCAACACGCTGGCAACGGCCAACGGCCTCGTTCTGTTCGTCAGCCGCAATGAAGGCGCTGCCCTGCGCCCGAAAAGCTCGATCACCATGCCTGCACAGACGATCGGCACCACGGCGGGCCTGACGGAAACGGAATTCACCAAGTTCAGCGAACTACGCCCGCTGCGTCTGGGCCCGAATGAGCAACTGTACGTTGGCTCGCTGACCGCGCCGCCCGCAGGCGGCATCGTCGTCCACGGCGACATCGTCGACTTCATTGCACCTGAAGGCACTCCAACGCCATGAGCAATCCATACCTTCCCCGCATCGGCCCGTCCATCGGTGGCGTACTGCCGGGCCTGCCGCAACGCGCCGGGACCATCGAGTCCGACCCCAGCGGTCCGCCGGTGCAGGCCATCGTGCTGCGCGCCACCGGCGGCAGCCGGCAGACGTTCATCACCCCGTCGTGGGCGACTCGCGCGCGCGTCACGGCGCTCGGGCGCGGTGGCCAGGGCCGGGGCGGGGCGAACGGGCCGACGATCGGCTCAGATGCGCCTGGTGGTGGCGGCGCCGGGCTGGCGGCAACGCTTATCGAAGATATCCCGCCTGGCACATCAGTCGACGTTCTCTTCGGAACGGCGACGGTTGTTAACTTCTTGAATTACCAACTATCCGGCGGGAACGGCGGCGATGCCACGAGTACGGCTGGTGGAGTTGGTGGAGTTGGTTCTGGTGGCGCAATCAACTTTAACGGTGGTGCTGGCACCACTTTTGGCGCAGGCGGAGGCGCAGCGGGTCGCGGGGGGAATGGTGAGACTGGCGGCGGGGACGTGGTTGTCTCGGTCGGCGGCAACAGTGGCCCCGGCGATCAGTATTCGACTGGTGGGGGCGCCGGTGGCGCGCAATGGAATGACACCTTGAACCGTGTAGGTGCGGGAGGAATTTCGAGGGTCGACACATGCCTGCTCGGGGCTGCTCTCATCGGAAAAAGCACCACCATCGGCGGCGGGCCTAACAATCCAGCCGCAGCAAACTGCAACGGCGGTGATGGTGGTGGCGGGTCTGGCGGGTCGAAAAACGCCAGCATTTCCAACATTCCCGGCGCTGCCCTCGTCCTCATCGAACTCTGGTAGGAGAACCACATGGCCCGAGTGCCAGTACCAAACGCCGGCGCGATCGGCGTGATCAAGGACGTGGCCGCGCACGAGCTGCCGCTGGGCGCCTGGACGGACGCGAAGAACATGCGTTTCCGCAAGCGGTCAGCGATCCAGTTCTACGGCCACGGCCCGAGCCACGGCGAGCCGGCCATCGTCCCTTACCACCTGGTCCAGCTCAACATCGGCGCCGACAGCTATTGGCTGTACGCCGGCGCTGAGAAGATCTATGCCGCGACGGTCATCGACGGCGAGGCGGTGCACACGAACCTGACGCGCCAGGAATTCGACAAGGACGTCAACTACACCGGGAAGCCGAACCAATGGACCAGCACCCTGCTGTCGGGCATCCCGATCCTGAACCCAGGGAACGAGGTCGACCCGCCGCAGCAATGGAACCTGGACCCGAAGCGGCGCATGAAGGTGCTGGACAACTGGCCGGCGAAGACCTGGTGCAAGGCGATGCGCGCGTACCGAAACTTCCTGATCGCGCTGAACGTGACGAAGAGCGAGGCGAACTTCCCGTTCATGGTGAAGTGGTCCAGCACGGCCGATCCTGGCGGCGTGCCAATTACCTGGGACCCGGCTGACGCAACCCAGGAGGCTGGCGAATACGACCTGGCCGAGGGCAGCGACCGCATCATCGACGGCCTCCAGTTGCGTGATTCGTTCATGATCTACAAGGAGCAATCCGTGTGGCGCATGGACTATATCGGCGGCCCCTTCGTGTTCAGCTTCCGCAAGGTGCTGGGCCTGTCGGGCGCGATGAATCGCAACTGCATCGTGGAGCTGGACGGCGTGCACGCGGTATTGACCGGCTCGGACTTCGTGGTGCACGACGGCCAGTCGGCCACGCCGGTGCTCGATGATGTCGCCCGCGAGGCGCTGTTCCAGGACATGGACACCGACTACAACGACCGGGCGTTCGTGTTCAAGAACCCGTTCCTGAACGAGGTGTTCGTCTGCTATGCCTCCATCGGGGCCTCGGCGCCGAACAAGGCGCTGGTCTGGAACTACAAGGACAAGACGGTCACCTACCGCGACATTCCGAACCTGCATCACGCGGCGTTCGGCAAGGTCAGCGACTCGCTGGGCGACTCCTGGGCGGCCGACAACGACCCCTGGGATAGCGACCTGACGGCCTGGAACCAGCCCGACAACGTGCCGAACCTGGCGCGCGTGCTGATGGCCTCGGCCGACAAGGAGCTGCTGCTGCTCGACGCTGCGGCGACGTTCAACGGCACGCCCATCGAGTCATACCTGGAGCGGCGCGGCCTGGCCTTCGACGCCGACGACGTGACGAAGCGGATCGTGAGCATCCGGCCGCGCATCACCGGCACACCGGGCGGCACCGTGATCGTGAAGATCGGCGGCCACATGACGGACCCGGCAGCCGATCCTGAATGGGATGCTGAGGTCGAGTTCGTCATCGGCGAAGACGTCGCGGTGGACTGCATGGTCGACTACCGCTATCTGGCTGTGCGCTTCGAGGCCGGGACCGCAACAACCTGGCGCCTGGACAGCTACGATCTTGACGTGCAGCGGGGTTCGAAATGGTGAGGCCGACGAAAGGTGCAATCCTCGGCTACAAGCCCGAGCCGCCGCCGACCGACCTGCCGGCCAGCGCGCAGCGATACCTCGACCAGGAGCTGCACCGCATCGCCGGCGTGCTTCAGGGCGTGCTGGCGAAGATCACGCCGGGGGAATCGCTGGCGGAGCTGCAAGCCAAGGTCGACACGCTGACCACGGTGATCCGCTCGAACACGGTGCTGATGCTGGCGCCGACGATGGAAGAACCGCCCGACCCGGGGCCCGGCGAGCTGATCTACGTTGACGGCACAGGCTGGGACCCTGGCAGCGGGAAGGGCTACTACTACTGGAATGGCGCCGTATGGGCACCGCTGGGCTGACCAGCAATCAACGAAAGGAACATCATGGGATTCTTGAAAGACCTCGTCGGCATCGCCGCACCCATCGCCGGCACCGTCTTGGGTGGCCCAATTGGCGGCGCAATCGGCGGCGCCTTGGGCGGCCTCGCCAGCGGGAGCGGTCAGCCGAAGTCGCAGACCGCGACCACCCAGCAGCAGCTGGACCCGCGCATTTCGGCCATGCTGTTCGGGAACGGCGGCAGCGATGCCGGCCTGCTGTCGCAATACCGCGACCTGCTCAACCAGCCGCGCTCCGACGCCGCAAACAACTTCGCCAAGGCAAATGCCGGCTATGCCAGCTATGCCGGGGCCGACCTGGACGCCTCGCGCCAGGCCGCATACCGCGCCATGCAGGGCAACCAGGCGCCCGGGTTCCAGGCCGGGGGCGCGCAGGTCATCAGCCCGGCCTTCGCCGCCGGCAGCGACATCAAGGCCCCGAACCAGAACAACATCGATCTGACCAGCTCGTACCAAAACCTGCTGAGCGGCGGCAACACGAACGCGCTGATGAACTCGCTGCAGGCCGGCAATGCGCTGACCAGCGCGCAGTTCCAGCAGAACCAGTCGAACCTGACCGACAACTTTACACGCAACGTCCTGCCATCGATCCGCGGCGGCGCCATCGCAGCCGGCCAGTACGGCGGCTCGCGACAAGGCATCGCCGAGGGCAATGCGCTGAGCGACTTCACGAAGCAGCTCAACCAGTCGAACACCCAGCTCGGGCTGGCGAACAGCGCGAACACGGCCAATGCCTTGGCCGGCGCCTACGAGAACGGCCAGAACCGCGCGCTGTCGGCAACTCAGGGCCTGGGCGCGCAGCAGTACAACGTGGCGCAGCAGAACGCCGCCACCCGCAACCAAGCCGAGTTCATGAACGTGGGGAATGTCCTCGACGTGCTGAAAACGAACGCCGGCATGCAGCAGCAGAACAACCAGTTCAATGCCAGCCTGGGGCAGCACGGGCAGCTCGCCACCAACGCGCTGAACAGCAGCAACAACCTGGCCGGCGCCGGGCTGCTGTCCGGCCTGCTGGGCAATGCGTCGAACCAGGTGAACGCGAACGACAACTGGCAGCTCGGGCGATACCAGGGCGTCAACTCGCTGCTGGCGCCGTACCTGAGCGCGAACAGCTCGCAATCGACCACGCAACCGCTGTATCAGAACCGGGTCGGTGGCGCGCTGGGCGGAGCCCTCGCCGGCAGCCAATTGGCCGGCCTGTTCGGCGGCTTCGGCCCCGGCATCATCGGCTAGGGCTTATAAGGAGAAAACATGGCAAGCATTTTCGATATGTTCGGCGGCTCGCCGCAATCCCAGGGCCTGCTGGCCGCGGCCGCGCAGATTCTGCAGGCCTCGGGCCCGTCGCGCACGCCGACCAGCCTGGGCCAGATCCTGGGTGGCGGCCTGGGCGCCTACCAGCAGCAGGAGCAGCAGGCGCGCCAGCAGGGCCAGCTTGAGCAGATGCGCGCGCTGCAGCTGCAGGAAGGCCAGGCCGGGCTGGCTGATCGCCAGAGCGCGCGCCAGCAGGAACAGCAAATCAACGACGCGCTGCGCGGAGCGAACGGCGAAGGCGGCTTCGATGCCAATGCCGCCATCCAGGCGGTCATGCGTATCGACCCGATGCGCGGCCTAGAACTGCAGCGATCGCTGACCCCGAAGGCGCCGAAGTTTGACAGCGGCATCACCTTCGTGAACGGCCCGGACGGCAAGCCGGTGGCGGTACGCACCGCCGACGACGGCAGCATCAAGCAGCTCGAAGGGCTGTCGCCGCGCGAGAAACTGCAACTCGAGAACCTGGGAGGCCGCAGCGTGGCGGTGAACCCGTTCGAGCTCCAGCCGGGCCAGAGCTTCCAGCGCACCGCTTCGCCAGACGCCCAACTGTCGGCCGCGACCCAGCGCCGCGGCCAGGATATGATGGACCGGCGCGCAGTTGCCGCGAATCCGGCAAATCGCCCGCTGCCGGCCGCCGCGCTCAAGATGCAGCAGACCGAGCTCGACGCCCTGTCCACTGCCAGCGGCATCGATAGCCAGCTCGGGCGCATCCAAGGCCAGCTGGATTCCGGCAAGCTCTCATTCGGGCCGGTGTCCAATCTCGTCAATCAGGCGCGCAACGCCACCGGTATGTCGAGCGAGGAAAGCCGCAACCTTGCCAGCTTCCGCTCGACGCTGGAGAAGCTGCGCAACGACTCGCTGCGCCTGAACGCCGGCGTGCAGACGGACGGCGATGCGCAACGTGCGTGGAACGAGCTGTTCACGAACCTGAACGACACCGAACTGGTGAAACAGCGCCTGGGCGAGATCCGCGGCATCAACCAGCGCGCGGCACAGATCCGGCGCCTGAATGTCGACGGCATCCGCGCCAACTACGGGTATGAGCCGCTGGACACCTCCCAATATGAGAACCCGGCCAGCGGCGGGCAGCCAGCAGCCCAAGCGCCGCAGCAGTCGGCCGGCGGCAAGGTGGCCACCCTGTCCGACATCGCCGCCACCGCGCGCGCCAGCGGGCGCAGCACGGCCGAAGTTACCGCTGCCCTGAAGGCCAAGGGCTACACGATTGGAGGCCAATAATGGCAGGACGTGATCTTTCCGCTGAGCTGTTCGGCGGTTCGCCGGCGCCGGCTGCTGGCGGGCGCGACCTGTCGGCAGACCTGTTCGGTGATGCGCCAGCGCCGAAAGCCCAAGGCCCAGGCCGCGGGGAACGCTTCGTGCGCGGCCTGCGCGATCCGATTGACGGCGGCGCGCAGCTGCTGGCGAACCTGCTGCCAAGCGGCTTGGTGCAGGGCGTCAACCAGGCGAACAACTGGCTGGCCGACAAGACCGGCCTGGTGGCGCGCCTTCCCGAGGGCGGCGTCGACCAGCAGGTTCGCGAGTCGAACATGGACTATGAGGCGCGGCGCAAGGCCGCCGGCCAGGGCGGCATCGATGGCTACCGCCTGCTGGGCAATGTACTGTCGCCGGCGAATGCTGCGATCGCTACGCGCGCCCCGGCCGCGGCCTCACTTGCGGCCAGGATCGGCATTGGAGCGGCTGGCGGCGCAGCTTCGGCCGGCCTGGCGCCTGTGGCTGAGGGTGATTTCTGGAGCGAGAAAGGCCAGCAAGCCGCCGCCGGCGCCGCGCTGGGCGGCCTGGTCCCCGCGGCCGGCGCTGGCCTGGCCCGCGTCGTCAGCCCGAACGCCTCGCGCAATGCCAACCTGCAGCTCCTGCGCCGCGAGGGCGTCAACCCAACCATCGGCCAGGCTCTGGGCGGCCGGCTCGGCGCTGCCGAGGAAAAGCTGCAGAGCCTACCCATCGTCGGTGACGCGATCGCCTCGGCGCGCGGCCGGGCCAACGAGCAGTTCCAGGAGGCGGCATTCAACCGCGCGCTCAAGCCGATCGGCCAGAAGCTGCCCGACGGGCTGTCCGGCCGCGATGCGATCGTCCACACCGAGAACGTGCTGCGCCAGTCCTATGACGACGTGTTGAACCGGATCGGCGCCATCCCGCGTGACGAGCAGTTCGCAACGAAGGTGGCCGACCTGCAGAAACTGGTCAACAAGGACGTGCTGTCGAAGGACGCAAAGCGCGCCTTCCAGATGGTGCTGAACGACGTTGAGTCCGCTTTCGACAACGGCATCTTGACGTCCGAGGGCTTCAAGCGGGTCGAAAGCCAGCTCGGCGCCGACGTTCGCAAGCTCGGCGGCTCGCAGAATATCTACGAGGGCCGGCTGGCGCCCGCGGTGCGGCAGTTGCAGGAAGAGCTGCGCGGCTTGCTGCAGCGGCACGCCGGCGACGCGGCCGACGACCTGCGCGCCACGAACACGGCCTGGGCCAACTTCAAGCGCGTGCAGACTGCAGCGGCGCGAGTCGGCGCAGAGGCTGGCGACTTCTCGCCGGCGCAGTTCCAGAGTGCTGTTCGCGCGCTGGACAAGTCGAAGGACAAGGGCGCGTTCGCCCGCGGCTCGGCGCTGGGCCAGGACCTCGGCGATGCTGGCCGGTCGGTCTTGACTGGCAAGGTTGCTGACAGCGGCACCGCGGGTCGCGCGCTGCTGGGTGTCGGCGCGCTGGGATCGTCCTACCTGCTCAACCCTGCCGTTGCGGCGGGCCTGCTGGGTGGCGCCGGCGCTTACCTGTCACCGGCTCAGCGCGCGCTTGTAGCGGCGGTGGCCTCGCGCCCAAAGGCGGCCCAGGGCGCGGCCAAGACGCTCCGGCGCGCCGCACCCGTGCTTGTCCCGGGAGCGGTCCAGCTGGGTCTTCAGGTACTTGAATAGGAGGGAATAGAAGGTCACGCCGGCGGCTGATGCCGCAGCGCGCAGTAGGTTGTCGTCCATGTAATCCCCATGTAGTTTCAACAATTATAGGCCACCTTCGGGTGGCCTTTTCTTTTTCCGAAAGGTCATCGTGACCACCACCACCGATCAGAACAACGCGATCGCCCTGGCCCAGCTCCAGGTCGAGGTCGCCTATATGAAAGCCGCAATCGCGCGGCTCGACGCTTCGAGCCAAGAGCTCGACCAGAAGCTCGATATGGTCCTCAACCAGTTGGCCCAAGCCCGGGGCGGCTGGCGCACCTTGATGCTGATTGGCGGCGCCGCCGGCTCGATCGGCAGCGGGGTCACGTGGCTTGTCTCCCAGCTGAAAGGTTGACCATGGACCGTCAAAAACTCGAGGCCCAGCTCATCATCGACGAAGGCCGGCGCGCGATCGCCTACGTCGATACCGTCGGCAAGCTGACCGCCGGCGTGGGCCGCAACATCACCGATCGCCCGTTCTTCGACGACGAGATCGCGCTGATGCTCAAGAACGATATCCGCGAGGTCGAGAAGGATCTCGACCGCCGCTTGCCCTGGTGGCGCCAGATGACGCCGGCGCGCCAGAACGTGCTGGCCAACATGTGCTTCAACCTCGGCATTCACCGGCTGCTGGGCTTCGAGCAGGCCCTGACCCACATGCGCGCCGGCCGGTACGACGCCGCCGCGCGCGAAATGCTCGATTCCCGTTGGGCCAACCAGGTCGGCGCCCGCGCCACCCGCCTGGCCGCCCTCATGCGCAAAGGAGAATTCTGATGAAACGCATCCTGCTGCTCGCCGCCCTGCTCACCCTGGCCGGCTGCTCAAACTTGGCCCTGCAATGCAGCGGCACCTACACCGGCGACGAGGTGCGCAATGCAGCCGCGCGCTAGATTCCTGTCGACGCTGCGCACGGATCGCGTGGGGCTGGCCAGCGCGGATCGGATACTGCTCGCGCCGCTGGCGTTCTCGTCGGCGCTGCTCGATCGCCTGGTGATCGTCCCGGAAGGCTTCGTGACCGACTTCGCCAGCGTGCCGCGCGCGCCGTTCACCTACTGGCTATTCGGCGGGATCGGTGACGAAGCCGCGGTCGTTCATGACTTCCTGTACGAAACCCGGATCGTGCCCCGCCACCTGGCCGACCAGGTCTACGGCGAGGCGCTGGAAGCCTGCGGTGTCTCGCGTTGGCGCCGTGCTGCCATGGTGCTTGCGGTGCAGCTGTTCGGCGGCTCCCGCTACGGCGGAAACGTGGCGGCGGCGCCGTGATCGAGTTCGATATCTACGCCCTCACGCCGGGCGGCGGCGGCCACGTGCTGACCGTCCGGCAGGAGCGCAAGGATGCTGGCGAGCGGCTGGTGGTCATCGCCGGCGGCGAGGTGTCGGGCCCGGCCGAGGCGATGATGGAGCGGATCATGGGCGAACCGCTGGAGGATGATCAGTCGGCCATCAATGCTTGATCGAGCCCCAGGGCGTCGACCAGCTCGGAATATGTGACTTCGTTCGGGAAGCTGGCATTGAAGCGCGGCCTCATGCGCCGGATATAGTACGCCTCAATAGCTTTTGCATGCCATTTCGGCGCCTCAAAGTAGGCATGGGAATTCCAGCGGAGGCCATTCTTCTGGTGCTGCTGGGCCCGGTCCCAGAAGCATTTTGTTTGCCCGACGTAGACGCACTCGTCGCCGTCGAACAGGAAGTAAATGCCTCCCGCAATAGGCAT